AAAAGAAACAATCATCAATTACAAGAAAAAAAATGGTATTATGAACTATATGGATCTTGCATTCCCATTTGTAGAGTGGTTTTTTTCATGTTTAGATATAAGTCAATTGTGGAAGATGTATCAGTTGTCCAAATTTTTCCCATAAGAGACCTCGGTTATAATTAGAGATTATCATGTTAAACATCTTTTTATTCACTTTTCCTCCCTTGAACCGAAATCCTCTGATTAAGCCTCTTGTCACTGAGCCAATGTCTGACATCATATTATCCAAATACAAGTTTTTTGTTTGTCCATTCTTTGCGCTGCCTTTTCCAGATCCTAGTTGAACCAGGTATCTGTTTTTGAAATGCAATCTTTTGGATACATACAGCCCTTGATCCAGGATGTCCTGCGCTGATTTGTGGAATTTGAAGTCCTCCATTACCAGGCTCAACCAATTGAGAAATCCAATCCATAATACTCCTGATTTTTTGCACATGTTGTCTGAAGGTAACGGTTTTTTATCATAACTACGATCGGTTAAAGCAAACATTCCATTCAATGTTAAAACAATCAAGCACATAATAAATGTTGTGGAAGAATCATCTTGGTATAATTTTATATCTTTTAGCAGATGCATTGCGTAACCACTCTGTAGACCTAGATTCACAAATAATCCAATCAGTTCATCCTGAGGGTGAATCTTTAATTCCATCGGAATTCCCATCTCAAAATCATATCGTTTCAATCGCAACGCCCTTTTAAACTCATCCTCTAGTGTTTGGAATACAGGACTCCCTGTTTTGAGGGTAGAGTACAATTTCTCTTTATTAACGAACTCGACCCGGTTTTGAATCTGATTGATGTCTAGATAGCCCACAAAGTAAACCTCTGAGGATTGGGACGATGTCACTTCTGTTGTTACCAATGATACTGTATGGAAAATCCGTGATGATTGTTCTAAAATAGGTGACGGTTGATTCAATAACCGATCACAATATGTCTTATAGATAATCACCCCTTTGTTCACCAACTGTGGACTGTACATTAACAAATTCTCTTCAATTTTGTTGCTAATCCCAGATTCTCTAACCTCCATATCAAAGACCATCAAGTTGATGTCCATATCTTTGTCTCGTTTGTGTTTAATAAAGTTGACCCAGGTACTAGGATTTGCTAGGTTTGACGATTCTTCCCAGGCGCTGTATAGATTCAGGCACCGCTCTCCATCAGATCCTAACTCTAAAACAGCAGATGGTGGAGGTGGTCTAGATCCTTTCATGCCGTGATCTTCTAGCTCAAGTAGACTGTTAAAAATTCCCCTTGCAAACTTGTTGTACCTTAGTAGACAGCTGGTCATTCCCCCAGACCCATCCCCTCCACATATAAAATCTCTATAGGTCAAATTTAGACCCCTCAGGATTGATCTCAATTTGTAATGAGCTCCAGTAGATAATTGAACAAGTCTCATTGATGATATTAATGGGTTTTGATATTTTGGAACAGGATAGACTCTCTGGTTATAGAATCCATAATGCACTGGGTAAGTCAAGATGGGACAAGCCAGTTCTTGTGTCCACCTCAAAGCACACATTGGTATCATCCGCGGATCTAGTGTTATATTTTTTGCAGCATGTCTGATCTCGGAACTACACAAGTAGACCTCCATCTCAGGCAAGTATTTCTCCAATATACCCTGAGACAAATGTGCATCATTTATCACCTTAATGTACCTTTCTTGAATGTCTCTTAATTGATCTTTTGATGTTTTGTTCAGACATCCTTTCGTTATTATTCTCCCTGCAGCTACAGACAATAAAAGTGGATACATGATCTTCGGACTTTGTAAATCAGAAAATATCCACACAGTTTCATCACTCTTTTCTAATTTATTTCTAGACACAGTTAACAATAACTGCCTCATGTATCCCCGAAATATGATCCCACAATCTGAAAGGCTTGGAGGATACGAACAGGGAACTTTGTGTGGATATCTAGTCAACTCCTTATAGAGGTAGGACATGTTTATCATCGTTATAAACTGCTCTTGTTCAGATAAACTATCTATTACATAATTGACTGTACCCCATAACATTTGATCAGATCTAATTCCCTTTAACAAGTTTCTCCGGTTAACCAGATTTATTGAAGCACCTCTCATCATTCCAATCAATAATCCTCTAAAGAAATGAGATGGTGACAATTTGTTCCTAAGACTAATAGGATATAGAGAAGAGTCCCCCATATGCCAATTATTTGTTAAACACATATCTGAGTAAACAAAACCAATCCCTGCTCCAATCTGGAACCCTTTCTCAGAGGTTGACAACATCTCCCAATCTCCCTCATTCAATTGGATCAGTGGGATCTCAGAAATGGAGTCTGTAATATTTCCTGGAATCCATTTTCTAATTATTGGATTAACATCTTTGAATTGATAATAATATGGGGTAGATAGTGTGATCTCTTCAATAGGTCTTATACATTTATCACACGCTATGTGGGTATGCTGAATACCGCTTTCCTGTATTCCATCGTGGCAAATCACAGTTCTTATTTGGCTCCAGATTAACATGGATTGGAACATGAAATCATAGTTGGATTCATTCAAATCAGATAAAGTGTCTGTTGTAGAAATCAACCAAGTCAAAGCCCAGGGACTAGATGCTGCGAATCCACCTGCGCTCACTCTAGAAGAAGAGAATCTATGGATAGCGGAGCCTGTCCTTTTAAACCCCTTGATATGTTCAGACCAATCTAGCCCGGTCAGCGATTTCAAGTTTCCTAATATTGATTCAGACAACGGACTGTCTGGTTCAACAAACCATGATATTGCATTACGCAGTCTAGTCGCACGTTGGATCATTGGGATGTTAGTCTCTCTCTCCCATGGGGTCATAATAGAGGTTCCTTCTGATGTATTGGAACCCAAATAGGGCACATAAGGTCCTTTGTTAGGGGTCTTTGGGATGCCTTTGGGAAACATTACAGTTATATAGTTGTTCTTGTATCCTTCCCCCACGTCATTTAAACAAAATCTTTTGTCTACTGGGTCATCAATGAATTCGCAGGGATGTGGTACTGTCATTCCCACAATATTTGTTCCCCAGGATCTTCTTCTCAATAAGTCTGCATGTTCTGAGCTGCAAATCCACATTCCGTTCAACCCGGTGTCACACGATCTAACCAAATACAACATTGATGAGATTGCAATCATTTCACTTTTAATGATCAATTTGTCTAAATCACTTCTATATTTCTTCTTGTATGTATTCCTAATAGTGCGTGAGTTTATAAATAGCCCTAGCATACTTCTAACAGTGCCAAGGAATGTTGCATTATATAATTCAGACACAAACCGAGGGAAAAGAGGCTCTATTGATTTGATCCAGGCCAGGATTTGTTGTTCTTCCGTCTCCAAATAGGTAGCACAATGTCTCATGATGTCATTGGAGATTTGATCTGAAGTTTCAATCAACTGTTTCTTTATTTCCTCTTTGATAATATTGTTGACATTAATACCATGTCTTATATTTAACCCAGTGGGATCCTCAATTAACTTGTCCAAGTCAGCGATTTCAGGGTCCTTTAATTCTGGATTCCCACAGACCACACACAATGATTTTATCCATGTTTGGTCTGTATTTTCATAGACCTTCTTCCAAAATGTCAGACTCTCAGTTACAGGATCAGGGAACATTCGAATCAAGAATCTGTTTAAATTAGTCCCAGAAATTCCTCCTAGTGATGGATCCAAAAATAATGCTATTGCCCGAAACTCTTTTCTCTGCAATAGATGAGCATCTCTCATTGCAGAGTAAGGTGAGCCTCTTATTGCGGGATTGTGGTAATTTAACATTTCAATGCCTAGACATCCGATGAAGTTGTACAGGTAGATGCTAGTCAGTGGGGATCGAGAAAAATGACAAGCTGTCAGTGCATTGGTAGAAATTGAGCTTAAAACATTGGCAAAAGAGGGCAGCTGATCATTTGTTACAAAATTTGCTCTGGACCATCTTTTCCCAGTTAAGCCTCTTATGACGCCCTGATATATGGGTACCTTCCCGTAGTTCATATAATCAGCTGCTTGGACCGTCTCATCAAAATTAATTATTAGTCCTAATTTCTTCGTTCCTTCTATTATCCCATCGAGAATTGCCTGGTTGTTTTTACAGATGTTTGCCAAAGCATCCTTTAGCTCTTCCTTAGTTCGGGTTGATTGAATTTTGTAAGTTGTTGTGATTGTTTGATTGTCACCTTGAGCCAAAACCTTTACCACAGTGTTTCTCATCTTCGCCTCTCTTTCAATTACTAAATAATTTAGAATGGACCAACCCTTTTGCCTTAACCCCTCTAGACCTCCAGCTTGACCATTCCAAAAGTATCTACCAGATCCGGAAGATCCAATCTTGTTCCCATCAGTCCACAATCGATCACATCTTCCAGCATAATAGATCCAGCTTTTCTCAAAAAATTCATGGGTGCGACTTATCAAATTTGGGTAACCTAAAAATTGTCCCATGACTCTAAAGACTGCCTGATTTGACAATCTTCTTTGGTGGTTGTTCCACTTCTCATAATCGACATGGTTAGCAATGGACACAGTCTCATAATCAGGATTCCCCTGTCCCATTGATGACTCCAACATTTTCTTAGTTACCGTCATCAATCCATCAGCCATAGTCAAGCCTTTAAACAATGGTACAAAATGCTTCTTAATCAAGTATTCAGTAGATACAAAATACTCCCTCAGTTCCCAAGACATAAGTGAAAAAAATCTTCCTACTCGTTTCATTTCTCTTTCTTTTGCTTTCAAACCAATAATCAATGCATCGTCAGGAATTCCTATATCATTGACTTTTTGGAAGAAACTCTTCCAATCTGTTGCAGGTGTATTCAACATTGTGTTTAAGACCCTTTTTGTTTTAACAACTCCTTTCCTGTTAATCTGCAAATGATCGATCAATTCTTGCCGGTTGAGTGAATGTGCTTTGTCAGAATAAATTGAAGAGGGATCAATCAAATCTGGAATTTCGAAGCACTGGGTCAGAGGCAATTTATGCCAATTGTCTCCGTATGCAAGCACTTGTGCATAGGTTGGCCATGTATTTTTTGTTATGTGTTCTTTCATTTTGTCGTTATTTGGGACTTTTGCAGGGTCTACAAACCAACATTTTTTCTCAAAAAACTGTTTTTTGAGGATCTTATATGCCAGATCTGATGCTAACGCCTCAGAGTAATCTGTATCAATGCTCTTTTCCATTGTAACTTGTCTATACAATGCCTCCAATCCTTCCTCGTATTCAATGTAAGGATGGCCCCAATGTCTAAATGCTCCATACATGTTTAATACCAACTCAACATTGGTTGCAGATTCTATTATGTGAAATAATTTCTCAATATCTGGATTTATTTCCTTTAGAGTTGTCACTGACTTTTCAATGTGTCCTCTGTATGCGGTAAATTCTGGGATAAGGGGCCTTCTCTGTCTCGATAAATCATATAATTGAAGGTTACAAATAGGTTCAACCATTTTAACAACGTCAAATCCTTTATTTCCAGATTGTGCAATAATCCGGTCCCCGACGCTATATAGGGACATCAGTTTTAAGATGTCTCTACTTGTATAATTTTGATCTAAGTCCATGATCATGCTCAAGATATTTTGAAACCTTGAGATAAAGATGTCTTTTAACATTAGTGTGACAGATTTTGGAATTATAATGTCTAACCCAATAAAGTATACAAAATTTTCAAAAATCAATATATCTCCATAGTCAGTTTTTGGTAGCTTGGTTATTCTGATCCCTGATGGAGTTATCAAGGGTTCTATTCTCATACTCTTCATCAGTTCTTCTAATTCGGAGGGACCACTATGATTCAAGATTAGTGTCATCTTATGGAACAACCAAAAACGTTCCCCCAGCTGTAAAATGTCATCATTCAAGTGACCTAACAAAGTTTCTTTATATTGAGGCAACATTTTGCGGATAAATGCCTCACAAATCTTTTTTGTTTCCTCACTTACATTGCAAACATGTTTCAATAATTGGCTCCACGATGTATTAGGTTTGTCTGTTGGAGGCTTGTTTATCAAGAAAGATGAATATACTCTTTTGTACATGGTATCTCCGTTTGGTATCTCTCTATAAGCTTTGTGTATCTTCCTCATGTTGATGATTTCGTCAATCTCCTTTGATCCTCTTCCCACAACCGTTTCAGTGGGGTGTCCTTTTTCAGCACGTCTCAAATCATTATAAGCATCTAGAATGATTGGGGAGTTCAGATTATAATCTTTGGAGTTTATATTGTAGAACTCTGTTCCTATATCACTTTCATAAATCAGGTCATCATCTATTTGCTCCCACTGTTCGAATCCGGCTTCATCAATGCAGTCATCGTTGAAGAAATCCATGATTTCTGCTAGTTTTTTTCAATTGTGAACTGCAGCCGTCTATTCGCCTTGGCTCAGCGTAGGTGGTCCTCAAATTTTTCCACAATTCGGGCCATCAGACTCTGCATCTGGGTAATAATCTCAATCATTGCCTTATAGTACTGAAATAGTTCACATTGACGGCTCCGCCTGTCTAGCTGAGTGTTTTCAGTCTCGGATTTTGGGACATTGGGTTCCGGGCTGCATCCCTTGGAGTCGCGTTGGGACTCCATGATTTCTGCTGGTTTTTTTCATAAAGGAAATGTATGTCACCTCTGTATTTGAAATGTGGAACAAGTAAAATGAACAAGAAAATGAGAAGAATTCCAAGCCCGATTAAACATTCAGCCTGACTCTGGTCAATTGTCACCTCGTCGAAATTTGCAACAAAGTCTGGGACATCGTAATCTACAAGCCGATACCATTCTCCAGAGCCATCTGAGGCATTTTGAGAGTCCTGAGATGATGGTACATACATTACTAATTAGCCTAGGTATTATGATCAAACCAAGAATAACTCCAATTATTATAAGAAATATCTTTCCCCAATAGTTTAACTTAATTCCTATATCATTAAAAAATGACGATATACTGTTTCCAAGATTATTCAATGCACCCTTAATACCATCAATTGCTTGAGATGGATTGAAGCCAATTCCCCTTTCCATCTGTTTTTTTCAACCGAATACAGTTTGATTTCTGTTGTCTCTTTCTGGTTTACTTCCTATAAGATCAGCATCTGCTTCTGGATCAGGGCTCTGGATTTTCTTTTTTGATGGGTGTATCCTTCTTTTGATTCGAATGCAGATCTGGGTGAGCTTGTACAAGGCTGCAACAAACACAAAGATAAAAAATATACTTATGACTGCCTGAATCCCAGAACTCCAACCCGATACTACGTCCCCTACTTCATGCACCCACATCTCGATCCAATCCATTGCATTGTGTCGGATTATGCTTCCATTCTTGAGGGGAATTAGCTCTTCTTCAGACAGTGTCTCTGCTCCAGTGTCTTCAGTCCACTTAATGTGGTTCACATCTATCCTCCGACTAAAACTTGGGTCAAGTTCCCCAAGCTGCAGCATGCTTTGAGGTGCAAGTAGAACAGAACTTCCATTCATTAGATGTTTTTTCAGGATCCCATTGGGCCCGACTTGAATTCCTGGAATTGTTGTGTTAGTCCATTCTTTAATTATTATCTTGGACCCTCCTTTTGCATACCCGAGTTCATCTGTGTTGGGAATTGGACTGACCCTGATCAGTGAGTAGTTTGCATGAGCCCATTTGAGAACAATCTGACCCCCCTCAGTCTCTTCCAACTTGTACATAATTCCGGGTCCAGGAGAAGTTGGAGCAAGGGCACTCAAGTCCACAGGTGTTATGCTTTCACCTTCTAGTATCTTTCCTACCGCATCATTGCACCTTAGGGCCCTCAGCATATTGCCCATTTCTTTCTTTAGGAAGGAAGTTTCAAAATTGGGATGAGCTATTCCTATGTCTTTGCTTTTCTCCTCACTGCAAATGGGAAGTTGTGAGATCATGTCTCTGATCCGGCCGTAAAGGGGATTGTGTTGAAAGTCCTCATGGGGATCCATAGTCCACCATTCACTGTCATCAAACCTTATCCCATTCAAGTTGCAAAATTTTGTCCTGCATCCGGATTCCAAAACCTTAGTTCCAAGATGGTCACCTTCCAGGATTGTCCGTCTTGCCCACTTTCCCTTCTCGTGTGTTTCCATGTCGACTTCATGTAGAACAATTTGTTGTTTCTTCCAGTTGTCCACATTGCAAACCATTGACGGACTATCATGTCCTGTTCGAAGCCACATAACTGACAGCTTTGAAGTCTGGCAGATATGACTGTCTAGTGAGCATCCTCCCTTCAAAAATAGTGGATCCACTATCTTGTTGGTATAAGGATTGACAGTGCTTGTATGAGGTGTGATAAGGTGGTAAACAACTGATTCAGTGTGTTCTGCATTCCAGTAGCAAACTGACAGCGGGTGTTCCGGTTTGACTGGATTCCCGGCCTTTTGAAGTTCCAGGGCCTGGAAACATTTCTCCACTTCGGCAACTGCCCCTGATATACTTCTCTCTTCTTGGTAAGAGAAGTACCAAGTCTTTGTGCATTTGGATGACCAGATTTGTGCCTCACAGAGATATCCATCGACAAAGACTCCCTCAGGGTGTTCTGGTCTGGTCAGAACAGCTCGGATTAATTTGTCATGGGTTATGTAGAACTGAGAGCTGAATCTTGGACAGACAGGACCAGTTGGTCCAAAATTCTCTGTCCACTCACCCGATTTTGAGGGCCAATTCATATATGTTACCTTACCCTCAACTTGATCGTACTCCTCCTCTCTGACTTCCTGAGGATTCTGCTGTTTTCTCTGTATAGTTGCCCTCTCGACCTTTCCATGGATGGAGCTCCCATCAAGTCGTCTATCAATTATGACGACTCCAATGTCTTTCATTTCCGGGCGATTCAGTATCTCACGGGGTAATCTGGCAATATTCCTCACACTGGGTTTCTTTGTTGTTGGAATTGGTGGATGATGACCAGGAAGACAAATTCCCATGGGACTGTTTGGACACAGAACAAGATTCCCAATCTTGTGAACACTCCGATGAACGGAGGCACAGAGGGACACCATAGCAAGTACAATTACTTTCTGCATCATCATGATTGATTTCTGCTGGTTTTTTTCATAGTGATTTAGCAGACACCTGATTAGTTAGGCAACTGCTTAGCTAGACAAATCTCAAATCCAGATCCATCATAACATTGTTCTAATGAGTATCCATATTTGTTCAATACCTGATTGATGGGAGGAGGACTCTGGTTGTTGGCCATTGGTATATTGTACATTTCCAAGATTGGACAGGACGCCCGATTTGTTGGTTTGATCTGGATGGAAAAAGTGACTGTACATCTCCGGGAGTCCGAGATGCTCCGAAACTCTTTTCGGTATTGTGTCTCTCTTTTCCCTGGATTCATGTTTCCTCTATACATGAACTCAATTGGTTCTGACAATTTAGCACTGTAGATTTTTTGAGAGTCCTGTGGTTTGCTTCTACATTTCAAATGCATTCCCAACATCAAATATGTTAGTAGGATTGTAGGCTTATGCAAATATGGGCCGTCATAATAATCTACAATCTCTTCAAGAAGATGTGTCAGTTCCCCCATTGAGCCTATGTGCCGATCTGATACCAGCCTTAACTCAGCTATTATCAAGAAAGGAATCTTGATGGACTGTATGAGTTTAGTAGAAAGTTCTTCCCCTTGGTGTGGAGTAGGAGCAAATGCTTCCCCATATGTCCAGGAGAAGTTGTCTTCTTCACCTCTCAAAGATAAAGATGGAGCACTTGGCTTTGGAGACTTCTTGACCCATTTTACTAGAGTATTCATGATTTCTGCTGGTTTTTTTCATTCATTTCAATATCTCAAATCTGGCCAAATTGGTTTCTCCACATCTGCAACCCCAACTAGAGCCTTCCAAATTCCAGCTCTTTTCAGCAGTTTGTGCAACCCTTCCTTGAGTGGATAGTTCTTGTACTTCTCAATATCTGCATCTTTGATCCCAGGAGTCTCCAGAGAGACTTTCAGGTGTCCGGAGCCAGTTCTTTTAGGAAACTTGACTCCATGCTTCAGATTGAGATACAAAGCTTCACCTGATTTCCCTTCACCAAGGGAGATGCACCTCTCTTCGTTGAAGGTTGGAGCCAATTTGATTGGTTTCTTTACTGGTGTCTCTTTATTTAGGTTCAATTTTTGAGCACTTGAGCTTGGAACTGGTTCAGGAATCTGGACCGGAGCCAATGGAGGGTCCTTTTCATCCGGTTTCTCATATTTGATTTCCACAGATGATTCAGTCCTTCTCATGTAAAGGCCCACTCTCGATGATGTATTGATCCAATCCAGCAGATTGAGAACACTGGACTCAACCTGATCTCTTAGATCTGGAGGCAGGTAGTTCAGCAGGAAGGTGAACTTCGGTCCGTCTTCCATGTCCCAATCCCCTTGGAATACTTCCTGGGCGACTTTCTCACCCCAGTCCTCCTCAGCAGCTGCATCTAGATTCTGCCCATCTACCTCAGCCAAGAAGCTGGTTAATAGAGGAGCTGGTTGGTTATTTATTGGATTACTCTCAGCTTCCAAAGCTGACTCTGTCATCAACATATCCTCAATTGCCAATTTCATATTGGGAAACCTTCCCTTTGACCCAAATCGGACTAGGTTTGCAGGATCCATCGTGATTTCTGCTGGTTTTTTTTCATTTTATAATAATATTTCACATTATATGTTGCCAAACAGGATATAATAAAATTGTATCAAAACCACACCATTGAATATATAGAAATGAGGATATATCTGAAATCAAATTCAAAATTATGATAAAAGTAAATGTTTAATGCTTAAGAACACACACACTTCACACTCATATGATATCAGGAACACACCAATTCACACTATATACAGCTTGTCAGACTGATGTTCAAGCCATTGTTGTTTCTACGAACTTTCCAATGGTTCCATCACGGGTATTGCCGATTCTGCGGGCAAGACCTTGTGTCTTTTCAATGACCAACTGAGGCAATTTGCAATCTGTTCTCACCAAGTAGTTATACCAATCCAGAGCATTTCTGGTCTCAGGCATAGGGACAACTGCATTAGGATCAAAGTCAACACTCATGTCATCTTCGAGTCCCCTCTCTCCCATCAGCTCTTCATGTGTGAGAACTTTGTCTTGCTCATCTTTTAAGAATACTTTCATAAGGTTTAGATTTTCACCAACCACATATGCAACAATCCTAGCATTTGCCTTAATGTCACTCATGTTGTTTTCATTGATGAGGCGCGCATGTTTTGACCTGGTTGAATGCAGCAAGGTGCAGGTGATATGACAGAAGTTATAAAAAGCCGGACATTGAGTTGCAGAGTATGGAGACTTATTTGATAAGCCCATGTCCATTAGATAGGGGGTGTATGAATTTGGATCATCTATCTCCTGATCTGGCTCCATAAGGTTCATAACGTCTTTCCCCACAGCCCCTACGAATATCCAGTCTGCAATTTCATTCTCATCCATGCTGGTGACATCGGCCATTTGTGAAAGGCCAAGAAGGGCGGAGCAATCTTTGTATCTTGAGGGAAGTGTTCCCATCCTCAAGTTGCTCAATGGGTGCTGCTTGAACATGTGAAAGAACATGTCTATTCCTGCAATCATCTTGGTGAAGTTCAAGTTCCCTAGCCAATTCGCTGTTGTTGTTGTTTTTGAGGGAATCGCAGGAGCTTGAGGATAGACCCCTTGAAGCACCATGGTCAACTTATTTGCTATTAATGTTCTATGTTCAGCATGAACAGTCCTGGCCATCCGGTACTGAAACAGAATCCACATAACCATCCACTCATCGTCCTCTTCAGTTGCAGTCTGGTTTTCCTGTCCATCTGCCAATTTTTCTTCCACCTCTTCTATTTCAAACATTTGAAAGATTTTAACATCGGAACCTTGATTTCCAATTACATTGCCGAAGCTTTCCCATTTTTGTGTCAGGGTGCCTTTTTCCTCTTTAAGGATCTCATAAACATATCTGATAACCAATTTAACATCTAATTTGTTCAATGTGATTCCACCTTTGATTAGCCCACGGATGGTCTTGATGTCGACTCCCTTCTGAGGAATTTGCAAAATGGGCTTACCTTGCCTGGCCTCAAAAAAAGCCTTTGGATACTGAGGAACAGAGAGTTCCCGAGGTAAAACAGGCTTGAATGACTTCTTGCTGATTGTGCAAAACATGGTGATTATTTCTGCTGACTTTTTTCA